CGACAATCCCTCTCGTAAAATTGTAGGTTATGCTGCAAAATTCAATGTATGGTCCAGTGATTTATATGGATGGTTCCGCGAAAAAATCGATCCCAAAGCTTTTAATAATTGTCTTGATCAAGATACCGTTGCTTTATTTAACCATAATAGAGATATTGTTCTTGCTCGAAATACTAAAACATTAAAGCTTTCAGTTGATGATATCGGACTTAAATATGAATTCGAAGCACCAAACACAACTGCAGGAAACGATCTAATAGAAAGCTTAAATCGTGGTGATATTAAATCATCATCATTCCAATTTACTGTTAAAAAAGTAGAATGGAGTAAAAGCGAAAAAGCAGGTATCGATGAAGATCGTACTATCCTTGAAATTGAAAATCTTATTGATGTATCTCCGGTAACATTTCCGGCATATCCTGATACAGATGCAAAAATTGCTGAGCGTAATCAACAAATTGCGCAACGTAGTTTAGATGATTATTGCAGCGAACATCGCAAAGAAGAAAATGAAAAAGATGATTTTTCATTTGATACATACGAGAAGGAATTAGAATTACATAAATTAAAATAACAAATTTAAAAAAAAATGAAAACAAGAAAAATTATTTTAGGATTATTTACTCTTTTATTAGGAGTAATCATTTGCGGACTTTTTAATGTCAATCCTTTTATAGGAATGACAGGAATTACAATGGCAATTACACCAATTGTTGGAGGTTTAAAATCCTCTAACGAATTAAGAGATGAAAAAGGTGCAATTTGGGATAAAGCTCAGGCAATTATTGCAACTGCAAAAGAGGAAAAGAGGGTTTTAACAGATGATCAAACATCAGAATATGACGGTTATCTTGAAAAAATGAAAACTCTCGGTCTCGAAATTAAACGAGCAGAAACTCATGAAAAAACTGTTATTGAAATGGCAGGTGAGCAGCAAAGAAAAAAAACGGAAAAAGGCGAACAACGTGAAATTGATAAAATTAAAAACAATTTTAATTTAGTTAAAGCGATTAGAAGTCAGTTACCGAATCAAAAACTTGAAGGTTTAGAACTTGAAATGCATCAAGAAGCCGTTAAAGAAGCCAGAGCAATGGGAAAAGAAGTTGAAGGAGTTGGAATTCCCGGTATAATTTTACATGAAAAACGTGATCAAACTGCAGGAACTACTACAGAAGGTGGATTTACAGTTCCTACAGTTCAACAAGGATTTATTGAACCTTTAAAAGCTAAAATGCAACTTGCCAGTTTAGGTGCTCAATTTTTAACAGGATTAACAAGTAAAATTGATATTCCTGCAGCTACAGCATTAACAGCAACCTGGGAAGGTGAAAAAGATGCAAATGTAGAAAAAGATTCAGTATTTTCAAAAATTTCTTTAGATCCAAAACGTTTAGGTGGTTATACCGATATTTCGAAACAGTTAATTTTCCAAAGTTCTATTGATGTTGAAAAGTTTATTAAAAATGAACTTCTTTCTGCAATTGCGATTGCAGTAGAAACAGCAGCAATAAATGGATCAGGTTCCGATCCTATACCTGAAGGAATTTTGAATACAAGCGGAATTGGATCAGTTGCTGGAGGAACAAATGGATTAGCTGCTACTTGGGGTAATATTATAAATCTTGAAAGAGAAGTTGCAGTTGATAATGCTGATATTGGAAGTTTAGGGTATTTTACAAATCCAAAAGTAAGAGCTAAATTAAAACAAACAGCATTAGATTCTGGTTCTGGATTATTTGTATGGCCAAAAGATGATAATATGCTTAATGGTTACAGAGCTGCAATATCAACTTTAGTTCCTTCCGATCTTGATAAAGGAACATCAACAGGAGTTTGTTCAGCAATCATTTTTGGAAACTTTAATGATTTGATGATTGGCCAGTTTGGTGGAATGGATCTCGTGGTTGATCCTTATACACAAGCAGGCAGTTCATTGTTAAGAATAGTGGCAAACAGTTGGTGGGATGTTGCAGTTCGTAGAGCTGTTTCATTTGCAGCAATGGCCGATGCTCTAACAACATAGAATTAAGACATCCCGTGGTGGGGTATTTTTCATAATTAATTTTAGGTTAATAATCTTTTTAGCCTCTCCTGAAAGGGAGGGGCAAAAAAAGAAAAAAAACAAAAGATGAAAACAAAAAAAGTAACATTTATCAGAAACGGAATGGGATTTGGTCTTGGTTATTTTAAGGGAGATACTGTTGAACTTCCAAAAAAACAAGCTGATGAACTTATCGAACTTAAAATTGTAGAACCTTTTAAAGGTGCCGAAATTAAGATCGATCTTCCTGATGATATTCCGGGACGTGCTGTTTTAATAAAAAATGGTGTTTGTACAATTGCCGAAATTAATAGTATTTCAGATTTAACCGAATTTAATGGTATTGGTAAAACAACCGAAAAAGAAATCCGGGAATATTTAAAATCTTAAATAAAACAAACAATGGCGTATAAAATCAAAACCGAACCGGCCACAGAACCTGTAACAGTTGCTGAATTAAAAACTCATTTAAGAGTTACAGGAAGTGATGAAGATACTATCATCACCTCTTATGGAAAAGTTGCACGGCGAGTGATCGAAAAACGCCTTAATCGTTCTTTGATAACAACAACATGGGAATTATATCTTGATTTTTTTCCTGCAAACGAAATTGAAATAAATCGTTATCCTGTAATTGCAGTTTCTGAAATTGCTTATACTGATACTGATGGAGGTGCTGATACAGTTGCATCATCTCAACTCGATAATATTCAAACTCCGGCACGTTTATATCCAACATTTGATGAAGATTGGCCAGATACAAAGGATGTTATTAATGCGGTTAAAATAACATTTACCGCAGGATATGGAACCGCAGCCTTAGTTCCTGAAGAATTTAAAGGATTAATAAAATTAATTGTTGGTCATTTATATGAAAATCGTGGTGATGAAGGGCATAAAACTCTTTCTAAAACAGTTGATATGTTAATTGATCTTTATTATCCTTATTCTGTATGAGTGATGAAATAAATATCGGAAGTCTTGACAGACTTATAAGCATTCAAAAACCAACAACATCAACAGATTCTGATGGATTACGAACAGTTGCTTGGAGTAATCATGCAACCGGATTATGGGCAAATATTTCTGATAGTGGAGCAAACGAAAAAGAAGAAGATGATCAGGAAACTGCAATAAACAAAACATTTTTTACATTACGATATGTTTCCGGTGTAACTTATAAAATGCGAATAGTTTTTAATTCATTAAATTATTACATAACTTCTATTAAAATTATTGGCAGAAATAGATGGATTATTCTTACATGCGAAAAACGAGATAATGAGTAATAATATTAAAATAGAGGGATTTAAAGAAGCTCAGCAAATTATGAAACATTTGCCGGAGAAGCTTCAAAGAAATGTTCTTTTAAAATTAATGAGGAAAGGAACAAAACCTCTTATTATGACTGCTCGTAATAATGCAAAATCAATAAGTGCTAAACTTGCAAAATCCATAGGAAATATAACTTCTAAAAATAAAAAAGTTGCAAGAATTCTGGTTGGTCCACGTGTAAAAGGAAAATATAAATACATGGGGTGGTTCGCTCATTTCGTTGAATATGGTGTGAGTGGTATTGTGGGTAAAAAAAAAGGTGGAGGATATAAACGAGAAAGTGATAATGATAATTTTATTCCATGGGTAGGAAAACTAAAAGAAGGTGAACGTTACAGAACAAATCAGCCTGCAAGGCCATTTATGCGACCTGCAATTGATTCATCAAAAAGTGCAGTTAATAATAAAACTACCGGATTATTTCAAACGCAAGTTCATAAAGAAACAGAAAAATTAACAAAAAAATATAAAATTAGAGCAGTTGGTATTTAAAGCAATATACGATATTTTGAGTAACGTTACAGCGGTTACGGATTTAATTTCTACACGAATTTATAATGTAAATTCAAATCAGGAAGCAAATTCACCTTACGTAACTGTTCAGCAAATTTCTAATATTCCAAATGTAAATAAAGATATTACAATTGGATTAAGAACTATCAGAATTCAAATTAATATTGTTTCGAGTGTCGAAAAAAATGTTAATGATATAGCAGCTTCAATTCTTGCAGCACTTCATGGAGTTGATAATGTTACTAAAGGTGGATTGAGTGTTCAATCTATTAGATACGAAAACGAAAATGATGCTTTCAGTTACGATAGCAATCATTATACAATTATACAAGATTACATCATTAGAATTAAATATTAAATAATCATGTCAAACAAAAAATCAAATACAAATTTTAGAACTGTTAAATTAATAAAAGACTGGCAGCATCCGGCAGGATCTTTAAAACTTAAAGGAACTGAGTTGACTGTCGATCGTAAACTTTTAAACGATCTATTAATTGGTGGTTTTATTGCAAAAGGCAAAGAAAAAAAAATTACAAACTCTAAAAACATATAATTATGGCAAGCTTAGGATATATTAATGGAACGCTTGAAAAAATTACCGTTGCAGGTACAATAATTAACTGTTTATCTTCATGCGGTATTTCATTTTCAAAAGCAACAAGAAAAAGTGTAAACAAAGACGATGCAGGATGGGAGAAAACACTTCCCGGAACAAAATCCTGGTCGATGAGTGCAGATATCGAATTTAAAGCAGATGCTGATTATGGCTTACCTGATTTATTTGCAGCTGCAACCGGAAATGATGATGTTGCACTTGTATTTACAACAGCGGTCAGTGGTGATAAGAAGTATTCTGGAAACGCACAAATTTCCAGTTTAGATAAAACATCTGGTTCAGAAGAAACTCCAACCTTTTCAGTAACATTCGAAGGTAATGGAGCATTAACAGAAGAAACGGAATCATAGTTCTATCCAGTTGAACCTTCTCCCTTCCTCTCCCGCTAAATTGCATCAGCAATGGGGGAGGTAAGAGAGATAAAATTTTATTATTAATTTAAAAACGGGAGATTTTAAAATGTTAAAAAAAGTAAAAATAGGAGGAAAACTTCGTCCGGTAAAATTCGGAATGAATGCATTACGGATTTACAGCGAAAAAACAAACTCAACATTATCTGATTTAATGAATATTTCAGGAATGTCAATTACAAATATGATCATGCTTGTTTTTGTTGGATTACAAGAAGGAGCCAGAAAAGAGAAACAAGAATTTGATTTTATTATTGATGATGTTTCTGATTGGCTGGATGATGATTTTGGAATTGTAAATGAGATAATGGATATATTTGTTGAAAGCTTTCCAAATATCAAAGAATCAAAAAACCTGAATGCCCCGAAAAAAGTAGGGGCGAAGAAAAAGAATTAACATTCGACAGGCTTCAAGAAATTAGCCTTGGAATGTTAGGAATGACAGTTGAAGATTATGAGTTCATTGAATTTCGGGAATTATCAAACAAGCTAAATGGATTTTATGATTTAGAACGGTACCGACAAAAAGAAGAATGGAACCGTATAAATTATATAACATATTCAATGTTATTAAATAATCCTTATGTGAAAAAATCTGACAAACCGAAAACATTTGAAAAATATTTAAATCGAGGATCTAAACAAGAAAATCAAAATCAAATAAAATCACAATCTGAATTAGATTTCTGGATTGGATAAAACAAAATAAATGGCAGGCGGAAAATCATTATCGAGTTTAAATTTCATCCTTGGAGCAGATATCAAACAGTTTCAAACAAAAATGAAACGTGCCGAAACTGGTCTCGCAAAGGTTGGAAAAAAAATGAAGTCTATTGGCAAAACAATGTCAATTGCTGTTACAGCTCCATTACTTGCAATTGGAACAGCTTCTGTTATAGCTTACGATAAACAAATTCAGGCAGTAAGCGGGCTTTCTTCTCAACTCGAAATGAATGGAAAAGACGTTGCAAAATTATTACCCGAATATAAAAAGTTTGCTTCCGAATTACAAAATGTTACAACCGTTGGTGATGAAATGTCACTCGAATTAATGCGAGTTGCTGAAGTGATGGGATCAGTAGATGCAAAGGGAGCTGCCCGCGATGCGATAGGACTTTCCAAAGCTTTAAAGGTTGACCTTAATTCAGCCATAAAAATGGTTGCACTCGCTCAGGTAGGCGAATTTACAATGTTAAATCGTTTTGTTCCTGCTTTACGATCTGCAAAAACCGAAACAGAAAAATATGCAATTGCTCAAAAGCTTTTTGCCGATGGTTTCGAAAAAGCAAAAACAGAAGCAAAAGAGGGATTAGGGCCATTAAAACAAATTGGAAATACTTTAAGTGATTTAACAGAAGATTTCGGTGAAATAATTTCCGAAGCAATTGCACCATTTATAGAAAAATTAAAAGGAGCTGTTGAATGGATGAAAGGGTTAGATGATTCAACAAAAAAAATAATTGCAATTGTTGGTGGACTTGCCGCCGCAATAGGTCCCGTATTATTAGTATTAGGATTTTTAGCAACAAATATAATTCCCGGATTAATTACTGCATTTGGAGCTTTGAAAGGAGCTTTTATTTCTTTAGCCACTACAATCATGGCAAATCCAATGGGTGCATTAATTACTTTGCTTGGATTAGCTGCAGGGGCATTTATTATATTTAGTGGACGAACAAAAGATGCTGAAGATGCGCAATGGAAATTAGGTGATGCTTTAAAAAATGTAAATAAAGAATTAGGACAACAAATCTGGAATACTCTTGTTTCTGGTTTTAAACGTGCCGGAGAAGGATTTGTCAAACTTGAAGGATCTGTTAATAATTTAAAGAAAAATATTTCTAAATTTTCAAATGAAGAACTTAAAAGTTTAGAATTATTTTTAAAAGATAAAATTTCTAATGCTTCGCGTGAAGCTGCAAATGCAACCGATGAAC